CTTCCGGGTGTTCGTCCAATAACTTGACCAGCGTGGCGATGTCTTGAGGGGCGAAAACGCTGTCATAGTCAATGGTTATGATTGCATCGAAGCCCTTGCCCATCATTTCCTTCATCGAGCGCTCCAAGCATTGCCCCCAAAATGCGCCCGTGAAGCGATGGACCGGAAGGCGATACGCCGCCACCGACTGGCAAATACTCAAAAAGGTATCCTGGAAACCCAGGCGCGGCACACTTAGCGCCACCGCGACGTTCATGGGGAGCAGGGGTTTCTCGATGACGGGATTGGGCGCGCCCTTTTTGCCCTCCAGATTCAGGCTGATGGACAAGCTGGCGCAATCATTGGCTTTTGTTTTCCAGCGGCGTATCGCGCCGAACCCGGCAAGCTGCATTACCTCAGTCAGCTTCTCGGCATTGAAAAGCGCCTTGTGAATATCGTTAGGGTCGCTTTGGGCTCCCAAGATGCACTGCTCGATGGGAATCCCGTCCGGGTTCGTGCCCTGATACGCGGCAATCAGTTTGTCCAAATCCGGCACGGCCACGCGGAGCAGGCCGCCCGGCTTCAATACCCGGCACCAGTCTTTGAGCACGCTGATCGTCTGGAAATAACTGAAGTGCTCCAGGATGTGGACCGCACGAATTGCGTCCACGCTGCCGGTCGGATAATCCAGCGGAAAAGCTTCCTTCCCAAATTTGCGGTCAATGGGAATCCAGCCGTCCAAAGCCTTGTCGCCGCAACCTATGTCGAGCCGGACCTGCGCGCCAGGGGATTCGGTTCCCCGAATTGCCACAGCAGCAGCCTGGGCCGCTTCCAGATGATTAAGCATGGGCGGCCTCCTTCTGCCCCGTCACGAGGCCGCGGCATTGCCAAAGTTCCGTTGGCGGATCAAACATCTTCCAGGCGTCAGTCGGGGTCCATCCGGCAGCCTGCACCATCTTCGTCAGCGTCGTCAGCGTAGGGTTCCACCAGTTCGTCTGGTTGTGGCCGTATTCGGTGCCGGGATAGAACTCAGCAACAGTCTGCTCCCCATACCCCGTTCCCATGCCGCCGCGATAAGCCGACCAGTCATTCAGGATGGCCGACTCGATGCGAATCTGGCACTTGCAGACGCGGGAAAGAATGTCAAGGGCCAGCAACGGATAGCGGCAGTGATAGATGGTGCCGTAAAACAGCACCAAATCAAACTCGCCAAGCCGGGCCGGCGTCACTTCATAGAGGCTTAGCGTCTGATGGTCGGCCTGTTCGGCCGTGTAACCCAACGCATCGCGGCAGAGGTCGAATGTCTGCCAAGCGATTTCCTTGCGCGGAAGTTCCCAGCCCAAGTCGTCAGAGAAATCCTCAATAGCGACAACCTGGCGGGCGCCAAGTTTTAGGCAGGCCCAGGTCCAGTATCCATCCCATGCCCCAATATCGAGCACGCGCCAGCCGGCCATGCTCATGGGCAGATGATACTTTTCGGGACAGGCCGGCAATGTGCCGGGCGTTACAACACCGCCGGGCAATTCGATCCGGTGATACCAATTAAACTTCTTGACGCGCTCTTGCAGATTCATTTTCTCACCCTTTCGTTTGTGGAAAAAATCTCACCCCCGCCCCGGCCCATACTGGCACCAGGGCGGGGTGAGAAATGAACACATCAGCCGCTGATCAGGGCAGTGCCGACACCATCCAGGACGCCGGCCTTGGTCTCTGTCTCAGGCGATTCCTCGCCTTTGAACAGAAGCGCGTTAACGCTCGTTGTCTGACTCACAATGGTGTCAAACTCGATTGTAACGCATCCGGGCTTTCAGATTGACCCGGAACTGGACGGCGTAGGTATTCACGCCGACCGATGTGGTCGTGCGCGGCGTCGGGATTACGAACCCAACGGCGGTGGTTGTGGCCGCCCCGCCGACAAAAGTGGGGGCAATGGCAGTTGAGCCGGCGAAGTTCACCGGAACGGTGTCTGATTCGCCAAGCCGGAGAGCATTGGGAATGCTCACCGCAGCCACGGTCTCGGACACCAGGTTTATGATTGCGTAGTCATACCCCAGGGTGTCGAAGTAGCCAAATTGAGATTGGCCGCTTGTCACCGCTTGCGGCAGAAAAAGAGTTGCGAGTTTACAGGAAGGAACCATTGGAAAACTCCTGTGGAGTGGAGAAACGACTCGTGCTGCACAGCGAAGCGCTACTTCGCAGAGCAACATTTAGGAAAAGACACAGAGGACCGCTTATGTCGTCATATAGAGACCGACTAGCGGGCCGGCGGCCGTGGCGCTGCCGATGTCGTGGACTACGATATCGAAACGCTCAAAGCCGTAGAGGGCAATCTGGCCCTTCGACGCGTAGGTGTAGGGATCGGAAAGCATGGTCATGCCCTTCCGGTCGCCGAAGCTGATTGCCTGACGCATGTTGCCGAAGGCGATTCCGATGGCCAGGTTCACAATTGCGTTGCCGGGCATCTGGTTCATCAGCACGATGGGATAGCCCATGTACTGCATGTTCCGCATTCCGTCAGCGAGAATCGGCATGGTGTTGCCGGTCATGGCGGAGCTGAGCCGAATTACGGTCGTGCCCCACGCGAACGGTGACATATACCACTTGGCCCCGCCCAAGGCATACTGCGGGCAGAGGGCCATCATCTCGTTCAGGTCGGAAGCCATGACTTCGCTGAACAAGTCGATATTCGCTCCGGCGGTGATATACGTTCCCGCATGGAGACCATCGACCATCTTGGTGCGGAAGCCGGTCATGCCGCCGTGTGTTAAAATGCCCGTTCCATCGACCCCGCACAAATCTTCTTTTGTGCTGTAGGCCAGGGCCATTTCATCGGCTATGATTTCGGCTATGTTGACAATGCTGTCTTCTTCGAGGCTGCGCGAGATGCGCGTCCCGACCATGCAGTCCTTGGCAACAAGGGTCACATTATCCCAGGCCGTATCGCTCTCGGTGACGCCGGTGGCCGGGTCTTCCCCGACAAAATGGGCCGTCAGCCCGCCGGTACGCCGGGGGATGCTCTTGGTGTCGCTGGTCATCGTCCAGATGCGGGCCTCGCGGCGCATGACGCCGTACTCATCCCGCAGGGTGATAATCGCGGCCTCAAGTTCGTCCGGCACAAGGACGCCGCCCTTGGAGGCAATGCCTTCCTGGTGGACGCGCTGCTCAACCCCCGATCCCACGCCGTGCTCCCTGCACCACTCGCGGGCCGGTTGGTTGTCATAGATAAAGCCGGCAATCCACTTGCCTGCGCGGTATGCCTTTTGTAGCGCATCGGGGCCGCGGAAGGCTCGGAGTTTGCTGGCGTCGCCAACGGGCATGACCTCGACACGGGAATGGCCCGGCTGGTCAATCTTGCCGGCCTCCGGCTTGATCTTGCGGGTGGACTGCTCGATGTCGGCCTGGGCGTTCTCCAGCCGCTCACGGGTTTCAATGGGCTTGACGAGCTTGTCAGCCTGGACCATGTAATCGTCGAAACGCTTCTGCTCGTCTTCGACCAGAAAGCGGGCCTCATCGTCCGCTGCCTTCTGAAGTTCCTGCGCGGCCTCTATAAGAGAGGCGCGTTCGGTTTTCATCTTTTCAAGTTTCGCGCTCATGCGAATGCTCCTGTGTGTTTGATGTGCGCGGATGCGAAGCGACGGCTTGCTTTCGCGCGGTGTGCGGCCCGGATGGATAGGCGACGGCCTCCAGAAATCCGGCCGCGGTGTGGTTACGTCATCCGCTCGCTAAAGCGGAGCGGTCCGCGGGGCGACCGCCTAATGTCGGCGGTCATACTCAAGTTTGATGTACAACAGACTGAGCCGCTTCGTTTCTGCTCGCGCGGCCTCAAGCTGCTGCCTGTTCAGTTCGGATTGATTTGGCGTGGAGGGATCGGCCTTCACTTCGGCCTTGGCTTCGGGCTTGGGCTCAGGCTTAATTTCAGGCTGGGCTTCAGCCTTAACTTCGCCCTCCGGTGTTTCAGCCGGGACTTCTATTGAACCAGACGCTTTGCGCCATTCCTGATAAGAACGAGCCGCAACGGAAGTGTCGCTATAGGCCGGATAGACGACAGGGCCCACGTCAAACAGTTCGTCAATCTCTATCAGGGTGCGTATGTCCGGCTCGTCCTCATCGCCCTTGCGCCATTCATCGGCCTTGACCGTGAACGCAAATGAGCAGCCATCAATATCGCCCCGCTCAATGCTGGCCGCGACATCGCGGGCCTGCTGCGTATCCGGCAAGTCATTCGAGAAGTGCAAGCCCTTTCTGTCCTCATGCAACCGCAGCGTGCCGCTCTTTGTGCGGCCGAGAATAAAATTGGCGTCGTGGTTGAACAAGCATCGCGTATCGGTGCCCTTCAGGCAATTCTTGAACGCGCCGGGTGCGATTTTCTCATAGATGGGCGCGAAGAACCCCAGGTCCACCGAGAGTTTGTCAAAGACGGCGGCGTAGCCTTCGAGCTTGGAAGGCTTGCCGTCCTCGCGGACGATCCGAAGCTCCACCTGCCCAGCCGGGACAATGCGAACCTCGCGCACGGGCGCGGATTTCTTCTTGTCCTTATCTTCCCACTGCGATTCACAAACGGCGTATCGCTGTTTTTGGTCCGGGTACTCAGTCAGCATCGTTTCGTTCGCCATGCAGCGGCTCATAAAATCATCGTGCTTCTCGTTTTTCTTGGGCTTAGGAAGCGGCACGTCCGTTCTCCTTGATGTCTGCAAGAATCTTGTTTGCGTATTTGCCCGCCAAGTTTTGCTGCCAGCCGCCGACAAGCGGAAGCAGGTCGTCCGGCGCCGTCTCAAGCACGGCCTGGTAGTTCATGTCCCGCCATGACCAGCCGAGGCGCGAAATGTAGCCGGCGATAAACTCCGGCCCCACGTCGGTATGAATGGCGGTGGCGACGGCAGTAATGACTGGGCCAAGAACCTGGCGGATAAATGTGTCGTGCGTATCGTAAAACGCCTTGAGCGTCTGGCCAAAATCCTTACGGTGCGCGGCCTTGCGGATGGCGCTGATTTCCTTGCGGACGATCCGCCCGCAGACATCCAGCAACAAGGCGCGCTGTGCGGCAAGCAAGGGGTCGTCGTCCGGCTCCGGCTCGTCCGGCGCTGGTTCAGCGGGTTTCGGCTCCTTGGATTCCAAAAGCATTTGCTCGACGGGCTTCAGTGCGGCGTTGACGAAGTGCATATCCCCGGCCTTGCCCGGAAGCGGGTTCATGTTTTCCTTGTCACGAACTTCATTGATGGTCATAAATCCGTTATTGTGCATCTCGCGGTAGAACGTCGCCCGCGCGGCAGTATCGCCGCGAAGCAATCCCTCAACGACGAACTCTGTGTAAGTGCTCCCACTGGTCCATTCGCCGAATAGCTTGTAGTTGCACTCATGTTCCCATTTCTTGAGCCAGCGCATGAGCGTGTGGACGACGAACTCGATACCCTGATGTTCTATATTGCTGAACGTCGCCCGGTCCATCTCGGCCAGCATGTGCGGCGGAATCTGGAATATCCGGGCCACGTCGTTGACCTGGAACTTCCGGGTCTGGAGAAACTGCGCATCTTCCGGCGGTATGCCGATCTGCTGCCAGGTCATCCCCTCTTCGAGAATCGCCGTCCGCTGCGCCTGGTCAAGCCCCCGGTGCATCGCCTCAAACTCAGTGCGTAGGTTATCACGAGCTTTGTCGCCCAGTGTTTTGGGATGCTGGAGTATGCCGGACGGGGTTGAGCTATTGCCGAAGAACTTCCCGCCGTACTTCTCCGCCGCCTGGCCCAGCCCGATGGATTCGCGGTGATACCGAACGACAGAGTAGCCCTGATACCCGTTGCCGCCTAAGCCTTTAATATGCAGGACGTTACGGTAAGGAAGATAGCTCAATGTCCCACCTGTAAGGCGGACCTCATAAAATAAGTCGCCGCGCTCATTCAGATATGGCGTCGTCTGGTCGGGACGGAGTGGCCAGTACCAAACAGGGCGCGCGGCATTGTCGCGTTCTATCTCCGCATACCCATTGCCCCAGGTCAGGGCATGGCCCTGAATCACTTCGCGGAACTCCTGTGCGCTCATGTGCGGATTGGCCCGGTCGTGCACCAGCCGATAAAGTCTGCTATCGCCCGCCGGTTCCTTCCCGCCGCCCGCAAGCCGCCGATATACCATGAACGGCAGGAAGCCGACGGCGCCCGCGATGATGTTCACGGCAGCCCAGACGGGCGTATATTTCAGCGCCGAATCGGCCGTTACGGAAAGCCCCGTCGCCGACTTGCCGCCCGCGAAGGCGTCAACAAGCCACTGGGCCGGCTTGGAAAGATTGCTTCGTGTTTCAAAGAGCTTAGCAATACTGCCCATTACTCAGGGCCCTTGATGTGAGTGTCGATGTAGAGGCCGAAGCCGAAGACAATCAGCCCGGCCGGAAGTGAGTAAAGGCCCGCCCCGACAGCCAGCGTGATTAAGCCCACAAGGGCCATAAGCCCCGGCGCCCTTCGCCGCAGCGCGGCCGCAAATCGTCTCAGCCTATTTCGCATTTATGCCCGCCAGCAAAGGCGCTGCTTCGTGTGACTGCCCGCTTGCGTGGGCAATGCGGCGCTTGGCTATCCGGCGCAGCTAATATTTTGTGGGATTGCGCTTGACCGCGACCACTTGCCGACGTACAAGGAAATATACTCATATGTCCCAGCATGGCGGGATTCACCCCATAGGGAGCAAAAAGGAACCAGCATGAAAAGAATAGCGCTGCTGATGACCACCAACGTCTCGGCGGCTCGGATGTTCTATTTGGGCTTTTTTGGTTTACCCTGGCGGACCGCCAGAAGGGAGAATGGAAGATGAAACCGATATGCGTTGTCGTCTGGGGGCTGTTACTCGGTTTATGCTTAGTTGCCATCGGGGCCGATGCGCCGATAGTAGCCCCGGCAAAGCTCCCTGACCTCAAGGCGCCGGAACTCAAGGCCGACCAGCTCACCAGCGTGGTCCGCGTGGTGGACGGCGACACCATCGTCGTCAAGACCGATACGGGCCTCACGAAGATCCGCCTGGTCGGCGTGGACACGCCAGAGACCGTTGACCCGCGAAAGCCGGTCGAGGAATACGGCCGGGAGGCCAGCCGGTTCACGACGAATCTGCTCAAGGGTGAACAGGTCTATCTGGTCAAGGACCCGCAGCAGGGGGAGAAGGACAGGTACGGGCGGACGCTGGCGTATGTCTACCGCTATCCCGACGGCCTGTTCGTCAACGCGGAGATCGTCCGGCAGGGCTACGGGCACTGCTATCCCGACTATCCCTTCAAGTATCTTGAGCAGTTCAGGCAGCTTGAACAGTTCGCCCGTCAAGCCGAGAAGGGCCTGTGGGGACCGAAGGATAAGCCGGCCGAACCCGCGCCCGCCGTGAAGGCCCCCGTGGTCCCGGTCGTGCCGCCCACCGTGACCCGGCCGCCGCAGGTCCACCCAGACCAGGGCGACGTTACCGTCTATGTCACGCGGACCGGGGCGAAGTACCATCGGGCAGGTTGTCGCTATCTATCCAAGAGCATGATCCCGATGAAACTGAAGGATGCCAAGCAGCGATATGGTCCGTGTAGTGTTTGTGGGCCACCGCAGTAACGGAGCAAAACATGGGCCGCAAGTTTGGCTTATCGTTTTCTTGGAAGCGTGCCGTCGGCATCTCTGGGGCGAAAAGCAGGTTGTCCCGCAAGATGGGCGTACCCTTGACGCGCCAGGGGCGGCAACGCAAGGTAGGTAGGGGCGTCGGATGCTGTGTCATGTTAGCCCTGTTCTTGTCGGTTGCCTTCGCGGTCGGCTTCACCGTCTACAGGTGCATTAGCTGACAAAGGGGTTAATATACCTAGTTCAACCAAGCGGCTGTTTATTGTGGTACAGCCTGCCAATGTTTAGGGGCGAAACCCTAAATTTTGTGCCGTGATTACGCAACCCGCCGCTACCCGGGCTGGCCTCTCTTGCGTCAAAGTCAACACAGACAGTACCCTTTGTCATTTGATAGACGAAATCTTTGACCTGAAAATTCTCATAGCGAACCGCATCTACGAACTTCACTCTCTGACCGTCTTTTTCGGCCTTAACGAGCAAGACACGCCGTAACTTGCTGGCGGCGTTATAAAGATCATCATAGGTCCAGTACGGCACAGGGCCATTGGCCTTAAGCGGTCTAACCGTTACTTGTGTTCCATCGCTTTCAACCTTAAACCTGTCAGACCTGCCCGCGATAGTATGCCGGAAACTCATTCGACCCAGTTTGTCTTTCCATCCCCACTTCCTAACCATGTGCCGCATGATGTTTACTGGGTGGGCCTCTTTGTGAAAGAGCGTTATCAGGTTGGTCTTGTCGGTGTAGGTCTTGACTTCCCAGCCCGTCGAATCGGCAATGTCGCATTTGCCAGCACGGGAACCCAACAGGGCCTCCAAGAGACACCCCGAACCGCCCGTGCCTTTGAATCGCCTATCAGACGGGATTTCGTACCATCCGTGGGAGATTACGGCTCGCATCCGTACAAACAGTTCCTTAGCCGAGTTAGGCGCGGTTTGCGGAAATTGAGTGCTCATTTTTTGATTAGTTTCCTCTGTGCTTCTATTCGTTCGTGGGCCACTTTGCAGTAGTCCTTTGAGATTTCCAGCCCTATCCAATCCTTGCCGCAAATCTCGGCAGCAATCGCGGTCGATCCTGACCCCATGAACGGGTCAAGGACAATCCTGCCCGTCGATGATTCGATACACCTCTGGGCCAGTTCCACCGGGTAAGGGGCAGGGTGCGGGTTATCGTCGGCCTGTTGAATTTCCCAAACATCCCCCACGGCGTTGGCCTTGGGCGCTAACTTGAAATCGGGTTTGCAGATCAAGTAAATCACTTCGTAGGTTGGCAAAAAGTAACCGGCGTTGAAATTGATTCCGCCTTTTCGCTTCCAAATAATAATCTGCCGGACAGGGAAATCTTTCACAATATCGGACCTGTCTTGCAGGAGGCCACCTTGCACGCGCCATTTATGGTTGTAGAAAATCGCCCCGTCCGGCCTAAGAATCCGCATCATGGACGCAAGGCAATCCCTTTGCCATTTAACGTATTCCTCATGCGGCATAGCATCTTCGGAGGTATCGTAACCTTGAATGAGTCGAGCGTTAGGCCATTTTCCCCCACTGCCATTTTTCATGCCGTTGCCGGTGCTGTTTCGGAGATTGTAAGGCGGGCTGGTAACGATTAGGTCTATTGATCCCGCTGGCATCTTGCCCATCAGTTCGATGCAATCGCCGCAATGCATCTTCCCTAGCCATTGGCGCATTGATCGGGTAGGGACTCGCTTTGCCGCCGCCGCTAGAAGTTCGTCCACGCTCATCGGAGGCCGGAAGCGGATTCAAGAACCATATCGAGCCTTGCGCCGCCGTTGGCTTTGAACATATTCCACCGGGTAGAAAACTCCGCAAGGTAGCGGGGCAAGGCCCCGCCCCATGTTCAACCGCTTATCCGCGTGTTTGTTCTTTTCCTTGCCGCCGATATACGTTTCGTCAGCCTCTACCGTTCCGCCAATGGGACCGCCGGTGCTTCCCATTGCCGCCGCCACTTCCCGCAAGCGCCCGAGCATGAACCATGCGGTCTTTTGGGTAACGCCAATCTCCCGGCCAAGCTGATAACTGCTAATCCCCTTGCGGTTCGTCGTAACGAGCCAGGAGGCCGCAAACCACTTCCGTAACGGCAGGCGGCTTTCCTCAAAGATCGTGCCCTTGCGGACCGAAAAAATATTTTTGCAATCGGCGCATTTATAGCCGGAACCACGGGACACCCGGTAAATCTTCCGCGTGCTTCCACAGCACGGGCACACAATCCCGCTGGGCCAACGAAGCTTCTCTAAATGCTCAATGCAGGCGTTTTCATCGGCGAAAGCTTGCATCAGATCGTACAGGCTTTTATACTCGTTTGTGCGTTTCATATTCCACCTTCACCTTATACTACCATTATATACCGTGTTGGTGGTAGAGTCAAGTATATTATTCCCTTAAATATTCGCCCCAATCATTCTCAAACCCACAGCAGGCCGCGCTTGTCATAGACGCTGCCCGCCTCTTCGCCCAAGGTCGCGCGGCCGAGCGCCATAATCAGGGCAACAAGCGGGTCGATCTTCTCTGTCGAGTGTTCCTTGTCCGGCTTGATGTTGCCGGCGGCATCAGTCGAGACAACGGCATTTGACGCCGCCCAGCGCAGAACCGGATTGCCCCCGTGTGCCAGTTTGCGGTCGAGGACAAATCGCTCCAGGGCTTTCGACGGCTCATTAAAGGTCCGGAAGCCCTGTCTCATTTCGACCATCACAATCCCGTCCTGCTCGCCGAACTCCTGAGCAAGTTGGGTTGCGCCCCACGGGTCAAAGGCAATCTCTTGAATGGAGTAGACCTTGCCCACCTCGTTGACCTTCGCCCGGACGCGGGCGTAATCGACGACGTTGCCGGAAGTCTCCTCGATGAAGCCCTGGCGCACCCAGACGGGATACGGTACTTTATCCCTACGCGACCGCCGCTCCATCGACTCGCCAGGCACCCAGCACCACAGCAGCACCTTGAAACTATCCCCCTCGAACTCAGGCTTGAACACCAGGGCAAACGGCGTCAGGTCGGAAGTCGATGAAAGGTCTAGCGCGCCCCAGCAGGCTTTGCCCTTGAGCGATTCCACAAGCTGCTGGCAGGTCTGCTCGCCCGCGCAGGCGTCCCACTTCTCCATTTGCAGCCAGCGGACTTCCTGCTCTGTGACGATGTTCAGGTGCAGGCGCTTGAAGGTATTCTCGTAGGACGGCGTTTCCTTGGCCCGCTGACATTCGCGCTCAAGGTAATCAAGGGGAATGGTTACGCCAAGGTTCGGATTGCACCGCGCCCAGACTTCAGGGCTAGTCCAGTCATCAGTAGGCAGACCTTCAAAAATTACAGGCAGAAACGACGGATCTTCGATTATCCCGTCACGCACCTTGCGGGCATAGTCCAGCTTCTCGTTGCAGATGGACTCGCGGGCGAAGTCGGCTGTCGTGATGTAGACGATCAAAGGCTGGCGGCGCGCCCCGGTGGATGTCACCAGCACGTCAACCAGATCGCGGTTCGGCTGGGCGTGCAGCTCATCGATAACGGCAAGGTGAGTATTGTACCCATGTTTCGTATTAGCCTCCGCGGAGATGGCCTTGTAGCTTGATCCGCCGACGACGATTGACTTGCCCGTCTTGTAAATCTGCGCCCGGCTCAAAAGCTCAGGCTCTTGAACCACCATGCCCTCGGCCTGGGCGAAAACGAGCGTGGCCTGGTCCCTGTCGGCCGCAGCGGAATAGACTTCTGCGCCCGGCTCGCCGTCAGTGTAAAGCACCAGCAAAACTATGCCGGCGGCCAGGGTGGTTTTCCCGTTCTTGCGGGGAAGGTAGATAAACACTTCCCGATAGCGCCTAGTCCCATCCGGCCGCTTCCACCCGAAGGTATTGGCGACGATTGCCCGTTCCCACGGCTCAAGATTGAACGGCTTGCCGGCCAGGGCGCCCTTGACGTGCTTCAAGCATTCGGGAAAGAAGTCTAAGGCGAAGCGCGCCTGCTCCTCATCGAACAGGCAATCACCGGCAGTAGCGAACGGATCGTAGCCGGGGATTAGGCGCAGGACATCATCCAGCGTTGAAGAATCGGGATTTGCCGTGTCTGTTTGTGTCGGCATGTGGAGTTGTGGCGAGGCCGGCGCGGGCGGAAGGCGTCATGCCGAACTCCTGCTCCATGCGCAAGAGTTGCTGATTCAGCTTGTGATAGATGCCCACCTGCGGCCACTGCTGAATAAACTTGGCGTCGCCCTTAATGTCCTTGATGGTGTAGACAAGACCCTTGTCGCGTATCCACTTGGCTGCGCGCTGCCATTGGGCCAGGCCATCGCAGTAGCGCGCCAGCAGATTGCCGTCTACCTTCGCAAGGACGCCCATTTGATTGAGCATCTGCGCCGCCGCGGCCCATATCGCTCTGCCGTCGTCGTCGAGCCATTCCGGGCAGGCGGGGATACCGCTCTCTGCCTGCGGCTCGCCTTCGCGCACCTTGGCGCGCCAGCTTCCCCGCATTGACAGCAGTTGCGTCGGCGTTGGTTTAGGTCCGCGCTTGCCCATTTAATCTTCTGTCCGCGCCGCCCATTGATAGCCGCATTTGGGGCAACGAAATTGTGAGGCTTCAGGAGAATCCGACGGCTCATCGGCCCGCTGAAACTCATCCGCCCCGTGCATCAGCCCGGCAATGTCCGCCTCGGAAAAGGCCGTCAGATTCGGCACGTCAATCTCGCCCGTGTCGATTTCGTTCAGCACGTCCACCAGCTTGGGGAAGTCCCACTCGCCCTGAGCGTGGGGATTGTTCAAAGCGATGTTGAGCGCCTTGGCCACCGGGTCTGAAATGCCGTCAAGGAAAATCACCGGCACGCGCTCGTCAGGCTTTGGCCGCAAAGCGTTAGCTTTCAGCCGCTGATGCCCGCCAATTACCAGCGAATCCTCGCGGCGGGCGATGATTGGGTCCACAAAGCCATGCAAATCCAGCAACTTAGCGAGCCGGGCCAAGGCGTCGTCGCTGATGCGCCGCGGATTGTAAGGCGCGAGCAGTAACGTATCTGCTGAAACGTATTCGACTTGTAACTCACCCATGATTTAGACGTGGCCTGTGTGATACTCGTGAAAAAAAGCGGAAGCT